AGAAGTCTTAGATGAGTTAGGTTCAAAGTTTGAAGATTTCAAAGCAGAGAACAAAACTCGTTTAGACCAAATTGAGAAACAAGGACATGCTGACCCTTTACTACAAGAAAAAGTTGATAAAATGACTGATGACATTGCTACTTTAGCAGAGGTCAAACAATCTCATGAAATTCAAAAGAAAAATCTTGAAGAAGCACAGCAAAAAATAGAAAGTCTCGAAACAATGTTAGCAAGACCTAATGCTTCTAAATCAGAAGATGTAGACATGCAAATGAAAGCATTTGGTTCATGGCTAAGAAAGGGTGAAGTGGATGAAATGGAAAAGAAAGCACTTTATGAATCTGATGATACTCTAGGTGGCTTTTATGCTCCTACAGAGTATGTAGAAGAAATCATCAAGACTGTAACCGAAATTTCTCCTATTCGTTCTATTGCAAGAGTAAGACAAACAAGTAACAGAGGTATAGAGATTCCAAAAAGAACAGGTCAATTCTCTGCATCATTTGTTGCTGAACAAGGTACAAGAAGTGAAACAACAGGGTATACAACAGGCATGATGACCATTGATGCTCACGAATGTTTTGCAGAAGTACATATCTCACAAGCAATGCTTGAAGATTCTGCATTCGATTTAGAGTCAGAAATGGCATCTGAATTTGCAGAGCAATTTGCAAAAGCAGAGGGAACTGCATTCGTATCTGGAAATGGTGTTGGTAGACCACTTGGTTTTACTGACTCATCAGCAGGTGTGAGTTCAACAAACTCTGGTCATGCATCAACTTTAAAACCAAATGGTCTTTTAGAGTTAGTGTATGCAATCAAATCTGATTATCTAAACAATGCAAGATTTGTATTTAACAGAGGAACTTTTGCAGATATTCTGCAATTAGAGGACACTGCAGGACAAAAAATATTTCACTTAGGAATGACTCTAGTTGGTGGTTCTCCATCAACAATCTTAGGGTTTCCATATACATTAGCAACTGATATGCCTAATGTAGGTGCGGGTAATAAACCTATCGCATTCGGAGACTTCTCAAGAGCATACACAGTAGTTGACAGAGTAAACATGTCAATTATGAGAGACCCATTCTCACAAGCTACTTCTGGTAATATTAGATATGTTGCAAGAAGAAGATTAGGTGGAACTGTTGTTCTAGCAGAGGCAATTCAACTACAAAATGTTAGTGCATAAGGAGATTAACAATGGCAAGAGATATTTCAAATAGAACAGTTGCAGTAGCAACACAAGTTCCTGCTGTAGTCACTTCTGATGCTAATGGCACAGGAATTGATTTGCAGGGTTTTGAATCAGCAATGGTTGTAGTTAACACTGGTGCAGAGGGTGATACACTTTCTGGTTCAGTTAAGTTTGACTTCATTCTTGAAGATTCAGATGATGATTCAACTTATACTGCAGTGACATCTTCAACAAGTGTCACTGAGGGTTCAGTTGATTCCAGTGGTATATTTTTAACATTAGATGCTAATGGCGAAACTCCACAAATAAGTCAAATCGGCTATATTGGTGGTAAGCGATACATCAGATGTAAAATTGATGCAACTGGAACTCATAGCAATGGCACACCTATTGGTGTTGTTGTTGTCAAAGGCAACCCAGTTGATTCAACAGATGCTTAATGCTAGGTGAGGTATACTAGAAACTAGCAATAAGGTGGGAGAGTTTTTATTAGTTTTTACTCTCCCACTACTGGAGATGGAAAATGTGCAATAACATACCATACAGTGAAAAAGAAATGGACATCATTAAGGCGATTTATAGAATCGACCCAAGTGCTAAGTTTCACATCAAAAACAAATTAGAATCAAGGATGGACTACCTATATGGTGGGATCGTTTGGGAGACTGAACCTATATCGTGGGAACAAGTCGTAGAAGTAATGTATAAAGAAAAAGGACAAGACAATGAAAATTAAAATGTTAGAAAGCATGGAGATGTCAGCTAATGAAAGTGGTAATGTCAGCAAGAAAGTAGAAAAAGACGAGATCGTTTCTATGGATAAGGCATGGCAGAAACCAATAGCTGAAAGTTTAGTTTCTGGTGGTTTAGCAATCGAAGTTAAGATGGATGAACCAAAAGAAAAAAAAGAACCAAAGATTACAAAAAAGAAATCTAAAAAGAAAGTTAGTAAATGACCAGAAGTATTGGCTCTAATTTTAATACTCAGATTACGAGTGGGCAGGTTCAACCATTCATGGCAGTGTCATTAGGGTTTTCAACTCCACTTAATCTTTGGACAGGTTATCACGACATCACCATAGGTTCAGATACTTATGTTGGTGGTGGAAATCTACTAGAGATATCATCTATACAAGAATCATCAGAAGTAAAAGCGACTGGCATGAGTATTGCATTGTCTGGTCTAGATTCTAGTATCGTATCATCTGCATTGACTGAGAATGTGCAAGGTACAGTCGTTAAAGTTTTTTTTGGTGTCTTAGAAACTTCATCAAATGCAACTGCCATTGTAGATACACCATATCAGTTCTTTGAGGGTTTTTTAGATACTATGATTATTTCAGATGAGGGCGATACCTCTAAAATAAGTATTACTGTTGAGAATAAACTCATTACTTTAGAAAAACCAGTAGATAGAAGATACACTGACCAAGACCAGAAAAATTTATTTTCAGAAGATAAAGGATTAGAGTTTGTAGATTCACTTCAAGATAAGGAAATAATGTGGGGTGGTGGCTCAACTTAATAAATCACTGATTACCAAAACACTTTCAGATATTCATTCTGTTATCGATCTATACAAAAGTTTTCCAAAATACAATCATCTCAATAGAGAAGAACTTTTCTTTTATTTGCAAAAACCAATATCCATGTGTCAAAGTAGAATCTTTTACGAAGATGGTAAGGTCGTTGGTTTCTTATCTTGGGCATACTTTAACAAAAAAACAGAAAATCATTTTAAAAGAACTGGTGAAGTATTATATTGGAAAGGTGGTAAGAACATCTGGATAATTGATATCTTATCTAAAAAAGATGTTCAAGAAGTGATAAAATATGCAAAAACCTATTTCTCAAGGATCATGAAAATAGGTCAAAGGATTAATTATTTAAGGATGAATGAACACAATAGAATTATCAAATACTCAAGTCAATCTAATAAGGAGTTTTACAAGTAATGGGTAGCACAGTATCACAGATTGGAGTCATAATCGGTACTGCTATCATCACAGGTGGAATCAGTTTAGGTCTTGGAACTTTTGCGACTGTCGCAGTTGGTGCAACTGTTGTGGCAGGTTCAATGGCACTAGCACCCAAACCAAAACTAAGGAATGGTTCTCTCCAACAACAAGCATACCAACAACAGACAACCAACAGAAGTTTGATGATAAAACAACCTATCGTCTCAAGGTCTACTGTTTATGGAACAAACAAAAAGTCTGGTGGTATTTTATTCATGGACACTGTGAATAATAATAAAGAACTTCACGTCATAGTAGAAGTCGCATCACACGAAGTCAATTCTATCGCAAAAGTTTATTTTAATGATGATGAACTAACATTGGTTTCTAATGGAACAGATGCAAATGGAATTACTAAGTTTAGAATATCATCACCAAGTAGATATTCTGGAAATTCACAATTCGATACAACTAAAAAAGCAGTAGAGATAAAACTTCACACAGGCACAGATACACAATTAGCAGATGCAGATTTAGTATCAGCAAGTACCAAATGGACTGCTGACCATAGATTACAAGGTATCGCATATATTTATGTAAGACTTGATTATGATGCAGATATGTTTCCAAATGGGATTCCAAACATAAGTGCAGAAATACAAGGTAAAAAAATATTAGATTTTAGAACTAGCTCAACAGGGTTCTCTTCAAATCCTGCATTATGTATTTATGATTATTTAAGCGATACCAGACTTGGACTTGGTATTCCAACAACCAGTATTGATACCACTTCATTTACTACAATGGCGAATCTTTGTGATGAGAATGTAAACTTATCAGCAGGTGGTACTGAGAATCGGTATGAATGTCATGGAGTTGTGTATTCAGACATAGCACCAATGGAAATACTTGATGATATGTTGTCATCATGTTTAGGTGTCATTTCTTATTCTAATGGTAAATTTATTTTAAAAGGTGGTCAGTATGTTGCACCATCAATATCACTTGATGAAGATGATTTTATTACTGGTTTTAAAATAAATACCAAACAATCAAGGCGAAGTTTATTCAATACAGTTAAAGGTATATTTACATCTGAGGAAACAAATTGGCAACCATCAGATTATCCAATGGTGACAAGCCAGACTTTTGTGGACAATGATGGAGAAACTATTTTTGCTGATATTGATTTACCATTTACAACATCATCATCAATGGCTCAAAGAATTGCAAAAGCATGTTTATTTAAAAATAGACAACAGATGACATTGGCAGGATCAATGAAACTATCGGCTTTCAAATTGGAAGTCGGTGATACAGTAAACATTACGAATGCAAGACTAGGATTTACGAATAAAATATTTGAAGTAGCTGAATATCAATTTAATATGTCAACAGATGTTGTTAGTGTTGATTTAGTTTTAAAAGAGACTGCATCAACTGTATATGACTGGAATGCAGAAGAGTCTGCATTAGCATTAGATGACACTACATTACCAAGTTCTGCAACAGTAAGCACACCAAGTTTGACTGTCACTGATGAACTGAGAACCTACTCAGAAACACCGATTACTGTTTTAGTTGCAACAGTTCAATCGAATCAAGGAACAACGAATGAATTTGAGGTGCAATATAGAAATGTTGATTTATCAGAAGATTTCAAAAGCATGGGTAAATCCAAAGGTAATGTTGTTGAAATTATAAATGTTCAAGATGGTGCTAACTACGAAGTAAGAGCAAGAGCAATAAATGCTTTTAATGTGCATTCATCTTTTGCGACTGTATCTCATGAAGTAATCGGTAAAACTGCACCACCATCAGATATATCTGATTTTACAACCAATGTGATAGGTAGTCTTGTGGATTTGAGATGGACACCTGTCACTGATTTAGATTTATCTCATTATGTAATAAGACATACATCAGATACTACTAGTGCAACATTCTCAGAGGGAATCATTGTCGCTAAAAAAGTAGCTAAACCTGCGAATACAATTACTTTACCTGCTATGACAGGAACATATATGATTAAAGCAGTAGATGTTCTTGGTATCGAAAGCGAGAATTCAACTAAGTCTGCAGTAATTTTAAATAGAATCAACAACGATCTAAATGTTGTCACTACTTCAACTCAAAATCCAAACTTTACAGGAACAAAAGATAAACTCCATGTAGTAGAAAGAGACTCAGTAAACAGATTAGAGATAACTTTAGGAGAATATTTTGATGATGCCACAGGAAACTTTGATGATGCCACAGGTAATTTTGATGATGGTGGCACTGCAGTTGCAAGAAATCAAGGCACTTATGATTTTGCAACTATAGACTTAGGTGCAATCTATGATAGTATCGTCACTTTCTCAACAACCTTGACCAGATTTGACAGTGCAAGTTTTTTTGATTCACAACCAAATAATTTTGACGACAGAGAGGGTTTATTTGATGGGAACTACACAGAACAAAACGATACGAATGTTGAATATTTAATATCAACATCTACAGATAATTCAACATATACTGGATTCAGAACTTATGTCACTGGCGAATATAAAGCAAGATATATCAAACTTAGAGTCAAACTAACTACTGACTCTGACACTGCAACTCCATCTATATCAGCACTATCAGCTACAGTCGATATGCCAGATAGAAGTGTCGCTGAATCTGATATTACATCTGGAACTGCATCTGGTGGTAAAGCAGTCACTTTCTCACCTGCATTTAAAGAATTACAGGGTTTAGGTATATCTGCACAGAGTTTAGCGACAGGTGATTTTTATGAATTAACATCAAAATCAGCAACAGGTTTTACAATCAAATTCAAAAATTCAAGTGGTAGTGTTGTCAGCAGAGATTTTGATTATGTCGCTAAAGGATATGGATATGTGGAATCATCTTAAATCCTATGATATATTGAAACAAATTACTAAGGAGAGTAAATAGTGAGTCAAAATGATTTTAGTATAGCAAACCAGACTTTTCCTAATACAAGGACAGATTTAAACAATGCACTTCAAGCATTAGCATCGAATAGTAGTGGCACATCTGTTCCCTCTACCACATATGCATCACAATTCTGGTATGACACATCAACTAATAAATTTTATATAAGAAACGAAGATAATGATGCAAATATACAACTCTTCGAGTTAGATCAGACGAATGACACAGTAGAGTATTTTGTAGCTGATTCTCTCAGAACCACACTATTAGAGTTTACAGATGGAACAGATGCTTTAACTATTGCATCAGATGGTAAACTTACAACGGCAGGACATTTAGAGATTGGTGGTTCAAACAATGAATTAAGATTTTATGAGGGTGCAAACTATGTAGGGTTTGAGGCACCTGCATTATCTGGAAATCAGATTTGGGTTTTACCAACAGGTGATGGTTCTGCAAATCAAACCATAACCACAAATGGTAGTGGCACTTTATCCTTTGGAACTTTACCAGTCGCAGGTGGTGGTACAGGTGCGACTTCACTTACTGCAAATGGTGTAATCATAGGGAATGGCACATCTGCCTTAACATCTGTCGATATGTCTACTAAAGGTGGATTATTGGTGGGCGATGGTTCTGGTAATCCATCAGTATTAGCAGTCGGTTCTAACGACCAAGTTTTAACTGCTGATAGTTCAACTGCAACAGGATTAAAATTTGCAAGTGCAGGTGGTGGTGGGGGTGGTCTTTCAGTAGAGTCTGCCGTTAATAATTATGATTCATCAAGCTATTTTTCTACTTATTCTTACACAGGTTTCGATTCTGATTTTGATAATTATTTTGTTTTAGTTCATGCTATTTCACAAAATGGGAACGGCGATATAACATTAGAGTTTTTAGATGATGGTTCAGATTTACCAGATTCAGCATATAGATATTCTGCCTATGGTAAAGACAGTAATGGAACTGATAGAATTTTGACAGGTAATAATACTGCTACTTTGCAATTATTTGATGACCAAAAATCTGGCGACAACAATCCTGTTTCTGGGTATATGTATTTTCATAATGGAAATGGTGGTAATTGGGATTCAGATACATCAGATGGTCAAGGTAGTGTAAGACCATCTGTTCAATGGCAATTTGGTGGTAAAGACAGTAATAATTATCACAGGGTTGCACAAGGTTCAGGACATTATGATAATACTAGTGCAAATACTTGTAATGGTTTCAAATTGAACTTTACAGGTGGCAGTGGTGCAACGAAAGTTAATTTAACAATTTATGGAATTAAGAGGTCATAATGGCAAAAGATATTATAGATAATAAAGGTTCGATAACTTTACAAGATGAATCTAGTGAATCAGCTAATGCAAGGACTGCATATCAAAATGCTAAATCAGCAGAAAGATACAAAGTAGATAGAACTGCAGGATTTTTCAATGAATCTACTGGTGAAAATACTAAAACAATTTATGGTCAAATTTCAGACCAACTTGACATGTTATATAAAGATATTGATTCTGGTAAGTTTGGCGACAATGCAAAAACTGGTGCATGGTATTTACACATTAAGGCAGTTAAGGACAACAATCCAAAGTAATAGATTATGAAAGATACTAACGAGCTAAATGTCGAGGTCGAGAAAATTAAGTCATCTATCATGTTGGTACAGAAAGATATTGAGATTCTAAAAAACAATCACATCTATCATATAGAACAAGACATAAGAGAACTAAACAAAAGACAAGAAGAGAGAGATAAAAAACTATGGATATTTATTGTCTTGATTATTACACAGTTAATCATTTCAATTAGAATATTATCGGTAGGTGGATAATGAGTTGGGAAATACTTAATCTCATGGGTAGTTCTGTCTTGGGTGCAGTTATGCAAATCATGGGTGCTAAAGCAAATGCACAAGCAGAGATGATGAAACAACTCACTGCTAATCACAAACTAGAAGAGGAAAGCAGAGATAAGGTAAGGAATAATACAAACTCATTTTTCCAAATGACAAGACGTATTATTGTACTAGCATGTGTGTTTTCAATTATCGTATTACCAATGATTGCACCACTTTTCATAAATGTACCTATATATATTCAATCAGAGATAACAACAGGATCAGACTGGCTACTATTTGACACTAGAAATACTGCTATGTCATGGACTGAGGTTAATGGTATAGCGATATTATCTTGGCATAAAGACATCATACTAAGTATTATTGCTATGTATGTTGGGAGTTCGATTGCAAAAGCAAAATGACCAAAACAGTTTACAATGCACTTTGTTTTTTATTAGTAATAATTATATTCCTAAGTTTAGAGGCACATTCCGACTCAACAAACTCTGGTGCTAATACGATTAATCAGACATCAACATCTGGAAGTCAAACCAGTATTAGTGGTGGGTATTCTGCTGAAACTACAAACACATATCAAAGTGGCTCAAGTAGCAATCAAACCACCAATAATAATACAAACAATAATTCTGAGACTGCAGTCAATTCTGCAAATCCACCATCTGCACAGGTGTATTCCACAGATTGTGTGATTCCCTTATCTATGGGTGTGACGACTATTGGGTTATCTATTGCAGGTTCAAATTACTACATAGATGAGACATGTATGCGAATTAAAAAAAGTCAGCAGTTAGCAAGTCTTGGTCTCAAGGTAAGTTCGATTTCAATTTTATGTTTACACGACCCAGAAATATTTAGATCGCTAGAGAGTTCAGCTACACCATGTCCAGTATTGCATCACGAAACAAAAGAAAGTCTGATTGGTAAGAAAGCACAAGCATACTGGGATAAGTACCCACAACTGCGACCAGATTATCAAGACTGGAAAAAAAGGAATGCTATCTTAAATATTAAAATTACAGGTGGTAAAAAATCAATGACATGGAACAAAAATTAAATGAGACCAGAATTATGTATATTAAACTATGGTCTTGCAGTTTTATGTTTTCTTTTAATTTTGTATATAATATTCAAGGATGATTGATGTCAATTATAAGAACTTTAATACTACTGTTATTACCTATCACATTATTTGCAGAAATAAGAACCACAGATAATTTATTGGTCAATCATAATTTCGAGACTGGTGATTCTACAGGGTGGACAACATCTGGAGATGTTCAAGTTCTTAATGATTGTTGTCAGTTAAATAATGTTCCAAGCAATTATGATATTGAAATAGGTGATAGTGGTTCGATAACACAGGATTTCAAATTGTACTCAGATACCATCACTGAACAAATGTTGGATAATGGATATGTAAATTTATTGTCAACTGTAGAAGTTCAAAATGGAGAATGTGCTGTTGCAGGTTGTTGGGGTGGACAAGGTGGTGCTGATCCTTTTACTATTCGATTACAAATTAAAGATTCACAAAGTAATGTCTTGGCTACAGTTAGTCAGACCAGATATGATACAACTTCAATACAGGGAGAAAACTTTACCAACTCACTGACTTACACTGGCACTGGTTCAAGAGTAGGAAACATATTCTTATCTGCAGAAGATGCGAATGCACCTGCCACACTAGGTGCAACTAATTTTGACAACATCTCAGTTGTGATGAGTTATGATGACACTGTACTAACTACTACACAAGTTCAAGAACTTAATACAACTTTTGAGGAAATCGAAGAAATTATAGAACTTACAGAAGAAATCATACCAGAAAAATATGAAGAGATATTTGTTGAAAAGAAAGTTATAGAAGAAATTATCTTAGAAGTTTATCCAGAAATATTTGAAATCAAAGAAGAAGAAAAGTTGATTGAAGAAGAGATAGTGTTGGAAGTTTTAAAAGAAGAAATCGTAGTCGCACAAGAAACTGAGATAGAAGAGATACAAGAAGAAGTCGTAGTTGAGACAGAACCAGAAATGATTGAAGAAGTATCACAAGAGATCGAAGAAGAAATACAAGAAGAAATGACAGAGCAAACTCCAGAAGATGTCAATGCAGAAGATTCATGTGTTGGATGTGAAGAGAACGAAACAGTTGCAGAAGATAAAGAAATAAACATTGATGAGATATCTGCAAAAGTTGAAAGCAAGATTGATGGTATTGATAAACAGATTGCAGTCACACAACAGATTGTTGCGAAGTTGATGAATAACAACCAAGCACTAGACAATTACATGAATGTTAATACAGAGTTTTTTGATAACCAACTAGAACTATCAGAAATAAATATTGACGAGTACATGAATAAAACATTTACAGATGATAGAATAATTTATCAAGATGTGAGTTTCACAAATGATTCTCTACATCAATATAATTTGGAGTTGTCTAATATTCAGATTAAAAGAAAATTAGCAGAAGATAATCTAAGGAGAATAATCAATGGACTTTAAAGATATAAAAACTTGGGGAGTTTTACTTTCAATAATTTTAGCTATTGGTGGTGGGTTCTCTAAGTTCGGAGAAATCTCAAACAGACTTACTCAACTAGAGGGTAAATCATTTCCAGATGTCAAACAAATGGAACTAAACAGAGCAGAGATACAAGTTCTTAAACTCAAAATCGAAGAGATGGAAAAGAGGGAATCTAACCCACTAATGCAATGATTCTGGATGCTTTGATTCTGGCTATGGTCATCACATACTTTGTGGTGTTTCCAGAGCCTTTGAAATGGATATTATCCAAGATCAGAACGAAATGGTTAGCACCAAACCTCTCAATCCTTGAAATTACACTAATATTAGTGTTTTCTTATATACTATTTATTTTGTTTTTTTAGTTGCAAAAGGTTAAGTTATTTTATACAATATGTATATAAACTAAATTAAAGGAGAAAACAATATGAATAAAGTACAATTATTTTACGAAAAAGCAAAACATCAAGCTTATAAGAAACGTGTTCCAACGATTGAGATATTAAAACCATACTTAATTAAAAATGGTTATATGAAAGAGAATGGTGTGGCGATTAAAGCTTGGGGAGTTATGATGGATTTTGATGAGGACTACAATCAAGTGCCTAAGAAAAAACATCTGAATAAAATTAAATAGGAAAAAAAATATGAAAGAAAGACCAGACTTAGTTCTGGTCTTTTTTTATGGAAGATTCTAATTGATTCATATATTATATATGTAATAAATAGAAGAGGTTTTCATGGCAGGATTAAGTGTGACCACAGGTGAGAGTGCTTATGCAATCACCAGTACAGAAGTAAAAAATTGGTTAAGGATAACAGGGAGTGATGATGACACAGTTATTACTTCACTTTTAATTGCATCTCATAGTTGGGCGAAAAGATACACAGGCAGAAGTCTTACAACACAAACTTTAAAATTATCTATTGATTCAGTTTATGATGCTGACATTAGAATTAACGAGGGTTCTTATGTAGGAATTGACCAAGACATAAGTCGTAGAAGTATTTTGCTCCCAGAGTCACCAGTAGCATCCATATCCAATGTTAAATATTATGATGATGCAGATACAGAGTCTACTTTTGCATCTAGCAAATATTATTTAGATAGTGCAGGTGTACCTGCAAGATTAGTTTTAAGAAATGGCGAAAGCTATCCA